CATCTTGGACAGTAAACCTCTTTTTTTTCTCCGAATAAAGTATATTTATATATACCATTAAATCCCGTGTTTTGAGATCTTTCAACAGAATTTCTTAAGAATAATTTTCCAACACCTGTAATCTCTGGCTCTTTTGGGCGTTCCCACCCTGTATCATTTTCGTTTTCTTGTTCGTATGATTTATAAAATTCACTTTTTCCCGCAGACATTTCATTGTTTTCGTGTTGTTTCAACGGAAATCCGCAATTGATACACATTTCTGCTTTGTCTGAAATTTCTTTTCCACATTCAGGACATTTAATCAACGCCATGTGTTACCCTCCCGCCACTTGTAATAAAATAATTCTACCACAAGTGGCGGTATTTGTCATTAGAAAATATATGCTTCTCTTCCAGTTCTGTTAAAGTAATCTTTTGCATAATTGCGAGCACTTTTCCCGATCTGCTCTGATGTAATCCCAAATTCTTTTTCCAAAATTCCTTGAAGCAATTGATTTTGCTGTCTTAGCAATTCCATTTCCTGTTGCGCCGTACTGTACACTGCATCTCGAATACCGGTAATTTCCTGTCCACCGGCAACCGCTGTTTTCCCTCCAACAGTCCCCAGAATTTCTGCCCGTCCATTTTCTCCCGCCATAAACATACTGTACTGGCTTGGGAATCCTCCGGCGGCAAAAGTAGGAATTTTTCCGAGATTTATACTTCCGGCTCCAACAATCTGCTTTCCAGCAATGTTTACCGCATCCCACGAAAAAGAAAGCTTTGAGTTCATCCAGTTTGCAAATCCGTTCCATATGTGCTTTACAGCAGCTATAGCATTATTCCATGCATTTTTCAATCCATCTGAAATACCACTAAATGTCCACTTGTCTGTTGTAAACTTTGGAGCAACATCTTGATTCCACCACTTATAGAATCCTGTGTTTTCCCACCATCCAGTAAATTCCTCCCACTTTTTAGATAGACCTTTTCTTATGCTTTCTCCAAGATTTTTCCATGTATTTACTGTAAACCATGGAGAAACTTTCTCGTTCCACCAAACGGCTATACCTGTGTCACTCCACCATGTAGAGAATTCCTCCCATTTAGTCGAAAGACCTTCTTTTATTCCGTTTCCTATTTCAAGCCAATGATCTTTAGTAAACCAAGGCAAAATATTTTCTTGAATGTATTCAGATGCTTCATTCCACTTTTCTTCTATTTTACCTTTTATTTCTCCTATTTCTGTCTGTATTGAGAGCTTTTTTTCTCCCCAATATTCCTTTACATCTTCCCACCATGAAGAAACATCCTCTAAAGTTGTTGTTAATTTATTGCGAACGGGTAGTTCAACATCTAATCCCCACCATTCTTTTACGTCGTCTTTAAACCCAGATATTTTTTCTCTCAAGTTTGGAAGAACAACTTCTGCTCTTAAGTCCACATTATCTAAACCATTTATTTGTTTCCACTCATCTATCCATGCTTTTAAATCAAAGCTACTTGGAACTTTTAGGCTGTCTGGTACATTATTGTTAAAATCGTTTAGTGCCTTTTGGTATTCATCTAAAGATGCATAATCTTCTTTTTTCGGCATCTTAATGTTTAAGTCAACTCCGTCTGAATAACGATCAAGTATTCCTTTTTGACTCAAAATGCCCCCACCATATGCATTTATCCACTCAAACGGATTTATAAGCTGCTTTAAGCTTTCTTGCAAATATTGTAAAAATCCACCATCCTTATATGCTTTTACTAGATTTTCTGCATCTTTTTTTATACTGTCTTTTCCAATAGTAAAAGTTAACGCCCCAACTGCAACGGAAAGTGAAATTGGGACTATATAAGAAAGAATTGACTTTACTGACTCTTGTCCAAACGCCGCCACAAACTTCTCACTAATCAGTTTTCCTATCGTTTCCTTAAGAATTTTACCTGTAAGAAATTTCCCTGCATACTTAAGTGCAAATGCTCCAATAATAAGAGATATTGTCTCAAGATCAATTTCACTCAAAAAATCCGTTACACCATCCCATACTTCTGACCACTTGATATTTCCAATTGCTGTTGTAATAGTGTCATATATTCCGTGAACCCATGTATTGATCGTTCTACCAAGTGCCGAAAAATCAAACGTTTCAAAGAAGCGATTCACTCCTGCGGCAATGGAATCTCCCAGATTTGTCCAGTCAAATTCTTCTCCAAATGACAATGCTGTATAAATTGCTGTGTTCAGCGCACTTGCAATCGTCATGCCGACATCTCCGAACAATCTTGGTGTAATAAGCCCATTAAGGAAATCTGCCAGCCCTTTTCCAAAATTTCTAGCCTTGGAATAAATTCTATCCCAGTCAATAGATTCCATGGCATCTGATAACGCATCGCTGATATACGCCCCAAGTTCCCGCAAACTTCTGATCTGACTTTCATAGTCTTTGAAAATGGTATCTACCTGTACCAGCCCACCAGACGCACCACCTCCGGATGCACCACCACCGCCGGAACCACCAGAACCAGATCCGCTTGAATTATCCGGAGTGGTAATCAGATTCAATTCGTCAAAGGCTCTTAAGCCCTTATTCATCTTTTCAACGTTTTTCGCTGCCTGTCCTGTGCTGTCCGCTATATCAGCCGCGCTCCCTGCTGCATCAGACCAATCATCTGCCAAACCACCGGCAGAAATTTCAAATTTCCATCCGAAGATTGATCCTAACGCATTGGTTACTGTTGTTGCAAAAGCAATAACTTTCTGCATGACTGCATTAAGAGTTCGCACAAACGGTTTAAAAGCGTTAATCAGTGCGCCACCGATAATAGCCGCAAGCTGTTCAAATGACTGCTTAAGGATTCTTATCTGGTTTGCCCATGTGTCTGATGTTCTCGCAAAGTCTCCTTGCGCCGCGGCTGTATTAGCCATAACATACTGATACCGGAGCATGGTCTTTTCTGCCTGCGTCATAGACGAAATGTCGGCATCTAGTCCCTGTTTCATAGCCCACTCTTTAAGTGTAGCCTGTGTGAGGTCAAGACCATATTTTCTTAAAGGCTCTGTCTCCCCGGTAAATACTGCCTGCAGGTTTCTTGCAACGTCAGACTGTTCCATATCATAGAAAGAAGCCATATCCGCAGTCAGCTTTGTAAGCTGTAGCGACATGTCAGCCATCTTTCCTTGTGAAAATCCCATGGCCGTACCCATAGCTTGGAATCGGCTTGCCACCTGTTTAGCGGTCAACTCTGACATGCCAAAATCCTGTATGGATGTTTTTGAAAAGTCCTGTATCAGCTTCTCATAATTGCCGAACGTGGTACGTACAACGTTCTCAACCTCTGTCAAAGAAGATGATATGTCGATAGCATCCTTGATCTTTGAAAAAGCACGAAACAACAGCCAGTATGATGCGTACAGCTTTCCCAACGCTGCAGCAAGGCTAAAGCTGCTACTCTTCGCCTTGTTCGCAGATCCACTAAAAATGTTCAAACTTTTTCCGAGTGATGTTGCTGCTCTACCTGATGATGCGCCTGTTTTTGCCAAATTTGCAAGCGCTTCTGTCATCCGGATGATGTTTGCGCTTACGTTAGGCGCTTTTGAAAGAGTCTCAAACAGGTATTTAAGGTTATCTGCAAGCAAAGGTATGTTGTTTACTGCCCTGCCGCTCGCAACGCTTCCTAACCTTGATATGGACGTCACAAGGCTACTCATGTTTGTCATATCAAATTTCAGTTCGCCGATTTTATTCATCTGGCGCACAAAATTCTGTAGTTGCGCTGATATTTGCGGCAAATTGGCTGTTGCCTGTGTAGAATTCGCCAATCCAAGTTTGCTAATGCTTGTAATTAGATTCGACAAACCTGTTGTATCAAAGTTAAGTGCCCCTACGCTGTTCATTCCTTTGACAAAGTAAGCAAGGTCATCCTTAATTTTAACTAGATTGCTTGTTCCTACAGTAGCTAACGTTCCGCCCATTTTAGACAGTGCCGCCGCCGTATTCATAATTCCACTTGCATCAATCGTTTTTGTATCTTTCATTCCTGCCGCAAGATTTTTCATTGCCGCAGATATACCATAGAAAGATGATGTGTCTACATTTGAGAATTTGCTTAATGCGGTGGCAAGTGATGTAATCTCTTTTGATTTTGCACCCTTAAACCCTGTTGCCGCGTCAGACATGCTTCTAATTCCAGATGCTATGTTTGAAAGTTTACTGGTATCAAATGATAGACTTTTCCCAAGACTATCCAAACTTGATGCAAGTTTATCAATTGAATCACTCGCTTTTGCAGAATCAGCCTTAATTTTTATCTGTAATTCATCAATATCTGCCATGACCGCACCAACTTTCTACGCATAATAAAAAGACGGTAGGCTGTGACACCTTACCGTCCTTGATTTTTTACTGAATCAAAATTTTCTGCCCTACATAAATTTTGTTTGGGTTCTTGATCCCGTTATCTTTCTGCAATTTTGCAACCGTTACATTGTTTTCTTTTGCGATCTTTGAAAGCGTATCTCCGCGTCGTACCGTATACGTTATCTTTTTATCTTTAGACTGCACAGAAGCATCCGTTGATCGAATATCTCCATCGTTGCACCAGCCTACCGCAACTCCATTCTTTGAAAAGCAATATGGATTGTGCGTGCCCGCCTTGATTCGTGTAATCGTTCCGGAAGCATACTTGATGATCGCATCTCCAATACCAGCCGTGGAAGATTTGTAGTAAGAAGAAACCGTGATTTCCTCTCCAACCTTATGAAGTGTATTTTCTGGCTCCGGCATAACATTTACCGTGTCTACCGCTACATACAGTTCATTCAGATCGACGCATCCGGAAACACCAGCTACAAATCCCTTTGAACTGTACTGCCATCCGTAAAGTTCATGAAGAATATCAGGCTTCTTGTCTTCCGGTGCGTCCGCCGTAATCATCATAGGCGTACTGGACGGGTATCTTGCAACCCAAAACGGGCAATCAATATGCTCAAGATATGGCTTGATATAGCTGTTGTAAAAAGACAGACCCGTGTATACACCAAATTTGCACCCTGCGGCTTCAATGATCTTCTGATATTCATTGATAATAGAGACAATCTTATCACCAATATTCTGCTGGCACTTATCCTCTACGTCCAGCCATACCATCACATTTCTTCCGGAAAGAACTTCGATCACTCTTTGCGCATCGGTCCGCGCTTTTTCTGCGTTGGTTGCGTAGCTGTAATTATATACGCCCTGCACTGGAACGCCAGCTTCTGTTGCTCCCGTCCAGTTTGCTTCAAAATACTTGTCCGGCTGCAAATCTTTTCGGATTACTTTCAAAATGGCAAATTCAACGCCGTTCTCTGCTACTTTTGACCAGTTAATATTTCCATTGTAACCGGAAACATCAATACCTTTAATTTTCATGTGGCACCTCTTCTTTCTTTGGGTGGCTCAACTCATAATTTGATTGCTTAATTTTGAGTTTTGCCACAAATAATTCTCTTTGTTTCTGAATTTCCTCTTCTGTCATTTCAGAATCGTTTAACAAACTATGCTCTGTGATAGGCTTGTCTACATACTTTGATTTAGCTTTTTTACCAGCAAGACAATGTTCTACTGCCACCGATACCGCTGACAATCCATATGTTCCAAACCACATCCACATATCATTGTCTTTTTGCTTCTTCTCTAAGTTGTAAACGTCTGCATATGGCTTTAAATCAGCCGGACAAGACGTGTCTATGTCATGCACAGTAAATCCGTACCCCTTTGTAACTAAAAGCCAGAATGGGCGGATTTCCGTGCAATATGTTCCCCATGTAAGTTCTCTCTGTTCTTCTACTTTTTCCTCGGAGTTTTCTTCTCCGCTTCTTTCTGCTCTGCTTTGAGCAGTTTTGATAAAAAACCGTTTTCAAGTAACTCTGTTAAAAGTGCATTGTAAAGTTCCTGAACATCTGCATCTTCTCCGTCAAAGTAATCATCCAGCATGGCATATACTTTTCCAAGCTGCTGTTCCTTTTCTTCTTCATTGTCCGGGTTATAGCCAAGCTCTTCTTTATGGAACTTCTGCGCTCCAACAAGAATTAACTCTGGCAGAAATAAAAGGATTTCGTCAACCGCTTCCATATCTTCCATCTGGTTTAATTTTGCTACTTTCTTGATAATTCCGCTTTTCACGGTTGCTTCATATCCAAACTTAATCTGTAATTCTTTCTCTCCAAATTTTAATTTTGTCATATTCTTTCCCTTTCTCCCTTTTTATAGGGAAAGGGCAGTCCGAAGACCGCCCTATTCTTTTACACTGTTTCCTCAAGTTCCGATTCGGTTGTCTGATTATCGTCAGCCGATTCAACCGAACTATTCGACTGACGTGTTATTCCCCCGGTGTAAACGCCACGGCCGTGTCCATTCCCTTGTATTCCTCAATGGTAAGGTTCATTTCAACCGTCAAAAGCTCATTCTGACCAATCTCCGGCTGCGGTATCTGCTCCGGTGGCTGCGCAACAACAAAAAACGCATCTGCAAATCCTGGAATAATGGTTTCAAACCACATTCTTTTCCCATCGGTAAGCGCTTTGTACGCCGTGATAAGTGCTTCCCACTCTTCTTTTGTGGCGTCTGTAAGGTTTACCGTGATAGGGAATGAACCGCCTGTATCTGCGCGCCCCTTTACATATCTGGTAATTGCATCCTCTAAAGCGGATGCGTCGATCTGTTCCGGCTCAATGTTAATACCGCCAATCGAGTTAATTCTTGTGAGTTGTTTAAATGATGTAGGCTTTGTTCCGGCTGTCGCTTCTGTGCCATAGCCAAACGTAATTCCTAACGTAGACAATCCTGCTGCTGCCATTTTTACCTCTCTTTCTACCGCTAAATAATGCGGTTATCGGGCACATCTTTATGCACCCGGTGCATAAAAAATAGAGCCTTTCGGCTCTTTTACATCAATCTGTCGTTGGCTCCGATTATCCGCCGGAACCTTGCAACGCTTCTAAATTTTTTCTCGCTGTCGTTTTTAAACTCCGGCATTGCTGTGATTTGAAATCGCATCTGCTTAAAGGCATCAGCTAAAATAGCCATAATCCCTTTTGCATCGCTCTGCTTTGTGTTTGTAATGACGTCAACCTGTATTGTTTCCTGCACCGCATTTACGGATGTGCCCTCTAAATCTGCCCCACGTTCAAGCCCCGGCATCTCATGGATGTAAATAGTCGGGAAAACAGGGTCTTTATCAAGGTTCTTTTCAACCGTTGTAAATGCAGTTTCAAAATTCATGCTTTTGTATTTCTTCTGGAGTTTTGGTTTGGCAATCGTTACCACATTGGAAAAAATGTTTGTTTCAAGGTCAAATACCCACTGGTTGCCTGCCATTATCCAAACACCTCCTTCGCTGTCTGTGTAACAATCTGACGCAACTCATTTGCGGTCAGATACATGAATGGTCGGCTTGGCATTCCCTCTGTAAACCACCAATCGCCATTGTCGTCCTGATAAAACCATCCATATCTTCCATCTGAAATCTGATGGATAGTTTTTCCACTTGCGTACTGCCACGAAACACCCTCTGGCAGTTTCCCAGGATAAGGACTTTGCTGTCCCACAATTCCGGTTCCAAACTCAACAAATGCGGCATGGTCTGTACCGGCTATTACCGCCCATATCCCGCCGCCCTTAGTGCTTCCTTCATATTCCGCGTGAACACTTGAAATCAGTTCCGATGTAAATATTGCGTCAAGGTCAGCAATTTGCACTCTGGCAATCTCTACGCCCTTTTCCGCTAGTTTTTCTGCCAATAGCTGACACTTATATGTCAAGCTGTTTTGATAGGCTCTAAGCTCTCGTATGGCGTTCTGAATAGACTTTTCAGACAGGCTCATTGTGATTACTTTCTTTCCCATGCCGCACCTACTTCACATTTTTTTGCAATAAGAACAAATCAACCGTCAATCCCTCGTCTGCGACACCTTTTACAATGTAATCAGCCGAATTTTCATCAACGATTGTATTCTCTTCATCTTTGTACCTTACATCTGACCGTTTCCATACCAAAGAGCCGACGCTCAATGGAAGTTTCCCTTTGTCCTCGACAATCTGAACAAAGTTTGTGGAATTGTCAACGCCAAACTCTTTTATAAGTGCTTCACTCAACTTATTGCTGATTGAAGAATAAAAAACCACAGGCTTCTCATAACCTGTGGTATACTCTCCGGTTGTTTTCGGTATTTTGTTTCCATCTTCATCAAGGTAATAAATTACATTTCCATCCGAATCAGTATATGAAGAATATTCGATGTTTCCATCCTCGTCCGTCACATACACCGGAACCTTCCCGCTCTGTAGCGAATAATTCATTTTTTGCTTGTTAATTTCAAGCATTTCACTTCACATCCTTGCCAAACCGCTTCCACAGTTCAGAAAGCTTTTCCCAGCCATACATCGCGACAAACGCAACTATAAATCCTGCAATAATAGCGGCTAAAATCATGTACCATAAGATTGATGTCTGGATGTACTGCATGTATGCCACAAACGCAGCGACCGTGATACCGATGGAAAGGACAAATACCAATATGTCCGTCGGAACCTTAGAAAATACGCCTACGCCTTTGATTACCTGTGTTACCACAGACACAACAAATGCCAGCGCACCAATAATCGCCAGAATAATTGTCATGTTAGCAATTACCGCCTGTATAATATCCATGATTAAACCTCCTTGTCATCATTAAGACGGGTTTCTATTCCGTCAATTCTGTGATGAGCCGATTTCACACTTTCCTCCACCTTTATGATCCTGTTGTCATGAGAATTGATTTCTTTTCGCATCTCTGAAACTTCATTTTTGATCTCGGTCGTGTTGTTTGAAATGGCATCCAACTTCATGTTAATGCGTGTGTTCTCCCTCACGCGTTCTTCAAGATCCGTGTTGTCTGTCCTTTTGTTGCTCTTCAAGCCCATAAAGACGGAAAAACCAAGCGACAGCACGCTTATAATGATTGCTGTTGATATTTCAATCGTCAAATCATATACCGCCTTTCATTTTTATGGCACACCGCCCACCACCGCTCAATGTGTGCCGCCTGCTACGTTTTGTCGACGCCGGCAAAACGTAACGCACAATCTTCTAAACTCCTCGAAATCGAGGGGTTATAATGCTTTTACAAACGGAAATACACCGACAAACAGGCTTTCCCGGTCTTTCCAGCTACGGCTTACGCCGTTCTCTGAATAGCTTGCCATATAGGCTTCTCCTGCCTGTGAATGGTCGTACACGACTAAATTGACGATTACATCCTCAAACTGTTTCAAGTCCTCGGATATTTTTTCATCTGTGTAGCTTTCCGGGTAATTCCGCTTGCTTACCAATTCATTTCTTGCCTGCTTGATAAGCTGTTCAATGTAAGGATTATCTTCTTTCTGGTCGAACACGACAACATCAGAAGTAACACCATCTTCATCCGTAACGGTTTCAATATGAAATTGTTTCAGTCTGATTTTGACCTGTTCTAATGTTGTATATTCGTCCATTCTTCCCCACCTATAATCCGAACTGCTCGATCAAAATGCGTTTCAGTTCCGCTCCACTGATTTCTTCTGCACCCTCGATCCCATGTTCAGCGGCAAGTGCCTGTAAATCAGCAGTGCTCATTCTGTTAATCTCTGTCTTGGTGTACCCGCCGGAAGATTTCTCTCCCGAAACAATGTCCGGGATTTCATCTCCTGCTTTGTACCATCTTCCATTGCGTTTTACCGTGTATTCAGCAATCATATCGCACCTCCTACGCAACTTTCATGACAACAACGCTGTCCATGCCCTCAAAAGTAGGCAATCCAATCATTGAAACAACGCAATGGGTGTTGATCGGATGATTTGTTGCGTATGTATACACCGAAATACCGGTTTCTACAATAGAAAGGTTTCCGTCTGTTAAACTTCCGCTTCTCTCTTCCGGTGTCTTTCCAAAGATATAATCTCCAAGGTACACGCCGGATGCCTGCGCTGAAATAACTCCTGTAGGAATAAAATATTTGGTGGCACCGTCTGCTGGGTCGATGTAAAGTTTGTCATAAACTTCAATCTCGATGCCGTATCCTCTAAGATACTCTGTAACCTGCCCCTGCTGTAAGCGAATACCGCCATTGTAAGCAGTAATTCCAAGCACCTGTTTCTTTGTGTCCTCCGCCTTAAGGACCATTTCCCATGTTTCTGTATTCATGCTAAAGCGCGCAAGGGAATATCCGGTTTTCTTTGCAAACTCACGTTTAATCTCGATAAGGTCATCAAGTGGCGTTGCTGTTTCGGGTGCAGACCATTTATCGGTATCGCTTCCGGAGATATCCTTGTAATGGTCTCTCTTGTGCGCCACTCCATTGTCCGAAGTATAATCCACATAGTAGCTTTTTCCGCCAATTGTTACCTGTACTCTTGGAATACCATCAGATGGTGCTAATAACTGCCAAATCTGGCGTTCCGGCACTACTCTTGCCCCCTCAATAAGCATCATCGGTTTTTTGCTGATTTCTCTAAGCACCTGGTTTGCCATGTTGGAATTTTCTGCCGACTGGTAATTTGCATACTCCTGCTCTTCACGCTCTGTTACCATGTAAGATTCACGGTAGAAAGGCATCTCGTTATGAATGTCAGAAAATCTACCGACGTCTCTTAGCTCTGCCTGCGCATCAAAATTGGATGCCTTTAAGGATACTGGAAGACCGTTTTTCCCTTTGATAAATCTAAGCTCAAGGCTGTCCTGTTTTCTGGTTCCAAATTTCTGTCTGCCTAAGTAAGGCGCAGAACCAAGCGTTTTTTCATAATTATTCCACATAACCCCAAGGCTTCTTGCGGTAAATGCTTCTGCTAATGGTAATGCCATTCTCTAATACCTCCATTTCTTAATCAAAAAAAGTGACACGCGGTGTTGCTGCTTTTGCAGTTTCTTCCACGGTCACTCCGTTCGCTGTTACCTTTGCGCTGTCAATAGAACCCTGATATACATAAGTTCCCGGCGCATCTCCCATTGTTACGTCAACATCTTCCAGAAGATATCCTTTGCAAGATGCATCATTGCTAGGAAATGGTGTTCCTGCCTTTGCAATTTTCTTTCCGTTCTCATCTGCACTTGTTACCATTGTCTGCGGAACGATGCACGCCGCACCCTCATAAGGAAAGAATTTTAAAATTCCTTTACTCTGTGTAAAGTCTCTTTCAATCGGTTTTCCCATAATTTACCTCCTATAAAACATAATGGTCTTTGGCTTCTGCATTTTTTGCCGGTTCGCCAAAGCTGATACTTTCGGCATTTTCAACATCTGCCGTTTTTTTATTCTCTCCACCTGCAGTACCGCCGCCCGGATTTTCAGAATTATTTGCGATCTCCTGTTCCTTTGCCTGCGCTGCTGCGGTTTCCTTTTCGGATGTAATCTTTCCAAGAGCGTCATAATCAAGGCTTCCATCATCTTTGACGACCGTTTTTGCCTGCTCTGCATTGATTTTTAACTTTTCCATCAAAGCTTCGCGCTGATCTCTGATGGCGTTTTTTTTCTGCATATCTGCAATCTGCTGATTTGCTGTCTCTAACGCCTTGTTTGCTTTTTCAAGTTCCGTGAGGTTTCCTGCTTCCATTTCATCCAGCTTTTTCTGCAACTCATCTGCGCTGTCTGCCTTTGCCTTAAGCTCTGCTGCTTTTGCCTGTTCTCTCTGTACGGCACTGCCGTAATCAGCAATGATTTTCTCAACATTTTCCTCACTGATACCCATTGCAATTAACTCTTCTCTTTTCATTGATTACCTCCGATATGTCTTTACGAATTTTTGCGGTGCAACGACACCGAATGACACTGTTGTTTTTTACGCTCACAACTTTGCGAATTTTTATAAAATAAAAACAGCAGCCGATTACTCGGTAGCTGTCTTATTTCCAATAATTATTATTTTGTTTTGTGCCACTTATCAGCACCTACGGGTGTTTCTATTGTTTTTTCTATTGTCCACCCTCGTCCCAATCTTGAATATAATATTTTAGGGTAAATTTTTAAATATCTTGCCCATTCTGAAACCGTCTTTGTATCTCCTTTGTATGTTAAATACTTTTTCCCTGTATTTAATGTTTTTCTAACTTTGGTAGTCAACGCTTTTTCTGCTGAATACCCTTTGCTTATTCTCCATCGAATAGTCGATTCTGCAATTCCTAATTCATCCGACCATTCTTGTAAACTTTTTCTTTTTCCTTGATATTCAAGAAAAACTGTATTTGTTTTATTATTTGCTTGAACCTTTGCGTTTACAAATCTACAATTATTTGGTTCATAGTCGCCATCAACATTTATTCTGTCAATGCTCTGTTCTTTTTGGTGTTTATTTTCGTCAAATCCATTGGCATATGCCCATTCAGCAAAACTCTTTACACCATTTTCCCCTAGCCATTCATCGCATACTTTAATACCTCTTCCGCCATACTTTTCATATTTGTTATCATTTTTGTTATAACACCTTGCTTTCATGCTTTCCCAAGTTTTATATACTCTTGTCCCTGTTAATCCATGAGTATAATTTTTTCCTTTTACTTTATCTGTCATATTATCATCTCCTTTGTTTTTATTATATCATAGTTGCTAGTAACTTGCAAGCAACTTGACAATTATCTTTTAGCAATTTATAATGTATAAAAGTGAGGTGATAATATGTCTCAAGGACAAATTTCTAAAAATAAGGTTAAAACTACCATTGTTATGGAGAAGGAACTTAAATCCTCTCTTGAACTTATTGCAAAAGAAGATATGCGTTCTCTTAATAACCTTATGGTAAGCATTTTAAATGATTATGTGAAATCAAGAGCAAACAAAAACTAAACTGTCGGCTTTTGATTTTTTATATTTTTCTTTTCTTCATTTACCATATCTATTGTTTTATATAAAGCATCAAAATATGGCTGTGATTGTAAAGATACCTTTTCGGCATCTCCCCATAATCCACAAGTTGCAACTGCTATTCTTGGATTTATTCCAGATTGCAGCATTTGTGCAAGTGCCTGTGTTTTTGTGTAAAGGTTATCTAATGGGCTATGGTTAATTTGAACATCAAAGTCTCTTGGAGATATTTTCAAGTCATTTCCAGTTACCCTTAAAATATTTAATATTATTATTGCCAGTCTTTTCTCTGCTGACTTGATAATAGGGTCTTTTTGTTTTGCCCTAGTCTTTGAGAAATCCCACCCAGCTCTTAAGGATACGGCACCTTGTGTATCTCCTCCAGAGTTTTGAGACTCTCTGTTTGGTATTGCTAGTATTGCTTGTAAATTATCAAGCAGATCATCCTTTGCCACCTGACACTGACTCTGGTTAAGTTCCTGCGTCATAATCTCAACATCGGCTTTGTTATCCTTATTGTTAGACTTTACAGTCAAAGCATGGCTCATTTTCATCTCTTCAAACGTCTTATTGTCTATTTCACAGTTTACAAACTTAACCCAGTATTGAACAAACTGCTCAATTCCATCCATTCTGTTCGACTGCATGTTGTTTATGGCATCCAGAAGCCCTATGACAAGTTCAATGTCCGATATTCTTTCATGGTTGTTTGGGAACTCAACAATAGGAATGCTTCCAAATGCATGCAATTTCCATTCAGAAGCTACTCCATTTTGAATTTTGCATGAATAATTGTCTGTATAGCACAGTTTGTACCATCTTCCATCCTCGTCCTTAAGTTCTTGTACTGCAAGAACCGGTTCTTCCGTGCTCCGATTATAAATAACACAAGTATTCATCGGAGTAGGAGCAACAATCTGAAATGGTATTTCTCCATTTGCAATTCTCACCGCCTTGAAAGACGTTCCGGTTGCTGACTGCCATTCACCAGCTTTAATGTCCTTTTCCTGCTTATTTGCGTCTACAAGATAGTCATTCAGCTCATCCACTGCCTTATTGATCACATCGTCATCTTTTCGACTAATAAACTGGATTGGTTCACCGTATGTCTGACCTACTTTGAACTGAACAATCTCATACGCATGATTTTCTACTATTTTGTTTGTAATATCAGCATTTTGTACCTTTAATCGGTATAAAATCGGCTGATCTCCTTTGTAATACCGCCATAGGTATTCTATGATGGTTTTGTTGTAATAATAATTACCTATGCAGTCTCCCACCACCTTGACAATATTGTCTGCTGTGATGGTTTCAACATCAGTATATAAAATTTTTCGCCCATAACAGCCCTTAACAAGATCTTGGAGAGATTTATTATTCATAATTGGCTCCTAACTAAACGTCATCCCACTGGATGTTGACCGGATTGGAAGAGATTTTAATTCTGTTTTTCCATTTTCCGGATAAAATACCACTTTTTTGTGGCATTTCCTACATTCCACAGAAATGTTCATTGTTGAACGCCCATCGTGCGTGGCAACTTTTCTTCCACACCGCGGGCAATATATTGTTTTTGGTTTATATCCCATAAAATCCTCTTTTCTTTTCAAAAGAAAAAGCAACGCCATAAATCAATCAATGGCAATGCTTTTTCTACTCCTCCAATCCAGCTTCTTTATAATAAGCTTTTGCTGTCCTGGAATACGATGATGGAATTATTCCATTATTCAAATTTCTTATTTTCTTTGTTTCTTTATACATAAGTTTCATGGCGTCTACTATTTTGTTTGGATTTTCCATGACAAGTTTGGTTGGTATTCTTATGGTTTCCCATTTTTCACCAAGTTCTTTTCTTATCTCAATATCCCTTTTCCCATCTTTTGCCAACCGAAAATCATGGAACCCACCATCTACTTCTAAACATATATGCATATCTGGTATAAAGAAGTCTATCTTGTAATTTAAAATCTTATGGTTTATCTTAAACCTAATATCGTTATCCACAAGAATTATTGCTGTAATTATTTCAGATATACTGAAAAAAGATTCTGGGCTTTCAATCTCCATTTGCCTAACAAAATCTATGGAATCTAGCATATCATTCATATAGCATTTACAAGATTTTTCCATTTCTCTTAACGCATTTTCATGCATTACCTGCAATTTTATTTTTGCATAACGTTCAACAAGTTTTTTATGACTTTCAATGTGTTCTTTTTTACACTTATCGCAAAAAACTCTTTCCATTGGTTCTATGTGCGAAAATTCAACTTCTTTTCCACAAGCTACGCATTTAAACTTTTCTTTATATGCATAATTAAAACGCTTGCTTTCTTCAATTTCTTTTTTTGTTGTTCTTAAATCCATATAAATGCCTCCCGCGATGTTCGCATCTCTCATGGGCTTTGCCCATTGTAATTATATAATTTTTTCAATATGACATTCTATGACATTTTACAAATAAGTTGCTCCATATTTTTGCTCAAATTTTTTTAATGCAATTCCATGAAGCCTTATTGTCTGTCTCCAAGAGTAATTCATTTCGGTTGCTATAACTTCAAATGTTTTTTTCTCTATGTATCTTGAAAATAAGACGTTGTAAACATTTTCATCTTCCATGCTGTCTATCTGGCTAACAATCTTATCTCTTTTGATGATATACTCATCAACCAGTGCATCTATGTTCCGTTCCATTTCATCTATTTTTGCCTGCTTTGTTCCTATTTTGTCAAAATTTGGAGTTACCATTACTCTATCTTCGCCCGACACTGCAGATATGCTACAGGCAAGCTCTTTAAGCTGTGAAAGTTCCACAATTTTGTTATTTATCATGCGATTGATCCGACTTATCTGGTTCAAATAGTCCTTCGTTGTCATATCAATACCTCCTAAACGGATTTACTGCCGCTTCTACTTTGGCTACGTTATTTCCATTTGTCACTCTAAGCGCAAAGTTTGAAAATACATCCGGCACATCATCCAACTGCTTTTTACCTGACACTGAATATCTCTTGAGAAGAGACATCATTACTCCATATGGCTCATTTGGCTTATATAATGATTGGTCTTTAAATATAACGTGCTGTAATATCCAGTTAGAGCACTGGAAAATCCTTGCTTCCTTGTTTGTCTCCGTCGGTGTGTCAGTAATATTACATATCCATCCTTTGTTTTCGACACGCTTGTTTACTTCCATTGCGACACGGTCTCCGCCGGCGTTTCTCTCAAATTCACATTCCTGCACTTTGTTGTTTGTCAAAACATTTGCTGCATTTTCATACTGCATCTCATAATCTGCCGTGTTATCGCAAACACAATCTACGCAGTAGTAATCTTCTCCGTATTTCTGTAATACCGGCAATACAAAATAGTCTGTTCCTTTTCCCTTTGTATCGCATTGTCCCGTAACAATCTTCGGCTCTCCGTGCGGCAAATTAAGATAACGGCGAATTTTATCTTCCGGGAATAAAAGCCCTTCACGTTCGATTGGTTCCTGCTTGTAAAGGCAACGATACGAAATATCATCCATCAACAATTGCTGATCCTCAAAAAATTCTTTCGTAAACCCAGAAAATTCATAATCAAAATTGCTCTCTCCGGTTTTTGGATCTACATCCGGCACAGCTATTACCTTTACCCGCGGGTTTCCCTCATACATATTCTGTATGCGCCCTATAACGTCGTGTACGCTCCATCTGGTGGCTATATGTATTTCCTTGCAGTTCTTACCGTCGGTGTCCTGTATCTTTCTCTGGCGGGCATCTACAGCGTATTTATCCCACAATTTATCAAGTATTGCCGGATTCATAGCTTCTTCAATGCCGCCAATCATATCATCTACCAGAAGAAACTTAGACGCACGAACCTTACCGGCGTTTTTGCTTCCAACAGACGTACATTGTACGGATGGAAACGATTTGTACTTCCCGACATTAAACTGCTCCATCTTCGCATTTGTGCTTGTCACAGAAAGCCCCGGGAAAATTTCATTCCATGTATATTCATCCGAATTTGTGACAATATCATATACTCCGTCATAATACATTCTGGTAATATCGCCACTATGCGAATAAAACAGGCTAAAATCTTTCGGGAACCATCCTGCAACAAGAGCATTAAACATTTTCTCAACTGTTGTTTTCCCAGCCCCCGGAATAAGCGATACGCACAAAATATCGTATTTGTCATCAATCATTCCCTGCAATGCTTCTGTAAGACCAATTTTCAAAAATTGCTTTCTTCTCGGCATATAAAACCGTTCTTTTGGGTCTCTTTTCTTTTCCAGATATCGAAAAGCACTGTCCACAACTTTGTTTTGCGCTTCCAAAAGCAAAATTCCGTAATATTTGTCCAGAATTTCATAAGATACCTTGTTTTGGAATGAATATTTCTCTAAATCCCATGGTGTGCCGCCTGTAGATTGAAAAATAAACTGCTCCGTCAGTTCTTTTGCTCTTGCAGAAACCTTTAAACCATACTCAACATCCTTTTCCGTCAGAATGGCTACCCTTGCCGCTTCTTCCATGGCATCCATGACCTGTTCATCAACGCCATGCACCTGTATGTAATTTTCATATCCATTTACTGTGGAAATTAGGCTTGAACTTGCCAAAAGAAAAGCACCTCCGCAAAAAAGCAGAAGTGCCTTAAGACCTCTGCCAATAATTTTTGTTGGTTAGCGACTAACTCTATTTGTTAGCCGGTAATTGTTTTTATTCGTTTGCTTTGAAATTGTAAATCGGTTTTATAATGTCAACTATTTCAACAGTGTCTTTTATATTTCCAATTATTTCATCCATTGTTTTATATGCCATAGGGCTTTCATCAATCGTAGATGTATTTACAGATGTTGTAAATATTCCATCCATTGCTTTTTGATACTCTTCTAGCAAAATGCTTTCTTTTGCCTTTGATCTGCTCATTGTTCGCCCTGCTCCATGCGGTGCTGAATAATTCCAATCTTCATTTCCTTTGCCAATTCCCAAAATGCAGCCGTCACGCATGTTTATTGGTATTAGTACTTTTTCCCCCGTTTTTGCAGAAATAGCACCTTTACGAACAATATTTGTATCGTATTCAATGTAGTTGTGAATTGTTTGAAATCGTTCCGTTTCTTTTGTAACTTCCCAACACATATAGTAACAAATAATGCTCTGAATGGTTCTTCTGTTAATTTTCGCAAACTCTTGACATAATTTCATATCGTGCAAATACATTTCTCTATGTTTTCCAACAAGATATGATAACTCTCTAGGGATTTTGGTTGTATTTGTTTTGTAGGACTGCTTTAATTCTTTGATAGCCTTGCTGATTTCTCTTTCTCTTTTACATTTTTTGTATTCAGCAATCAATTTCTCGCTATCTTGTTTAAAGTTTGATTTTCCCGAAATATCGTCAATCGCCATTTGCTGATATATTTCTGCAACTTGCTTTCCGACATTCCTACTTCCCGAATGAATAATAAGATATTTATTATTCTTGCTATCGTTATCAACTTCGATAAAATGATTGCCGCCTCCCAACGTGCCGCAACTTCTTTTTATCCAATCTATATTTTTCAACTGTTCCTTGCAATGCAATTTTTCAACAATATCACTTGCGACAGGTGTGTTTTCTTCTTCATGAACTTTTCTACCACTTGGAACATATTCTCTAATGATTTTATCTAATCTCTCAAAATCAATATCAATATTCCCCAAGTTTGTAGTAAGCATCCCACAGCCTATGTCAACTCCAACAATGTTCGGTATTACTTTTTCTCCTAAATCAGCAGTAAACCCTATAACACACCCTGCTCCTGCATGAACATCTGGCATAATTCTTATCTTACAATCCGAAAATGCTGGCTGTTTTACAAGCGTATATATTTGATTTAACGCTTCCTGTTCTATATTTTCTGTAAATATTTTCAAATCAGCCATGATATGTCACCCTTTCCGCTGATAATCAGCAACTAAACATTTACTAATTCATCTACATACCTTGTCATTTCAATTGTTGTTCCATTTTCATCTCTTGTACTAATATAAACACATTTGTCATCATGGCTTATCTCATTTACAAGTCTAATTTCTGTTTCATCATCTTTAAAATTGTAGCATTTTCGCATTTTTTCAATGCAATTATTCATTTCTGATATTTTCACAATATCGCCCCCTAAATTCTTGCAACTACGTGTTCTTTTGCAAATTCTTCTTTTTCCGGGTCGTAAATAAGCGAACCGTTTTTATCAGTCTTATTCTTATCAAATTCACAAGAAATTTTTATGTATGGGTATCTCAATGGAGTGCAGTCAGCATGGAAATCAATATTATACACTCCCTTTTGCCATTTTCCGTTAGCATAAATCTTTGTGTAACCGCCTTTTCTTGTTTTAATGATTATTTTACTTCTTGTTTTCTTCATTTATTTACAACACCTTTCTTGAAACTTCGGCACATTCTTTTCTTTTATCGTCATTGGTGCATTCTCTGTCTGTGTTATATCGGCAAAATGTCAGGTTGCATTTTTTATTATTAGGTTCGATAGGCTCTTGTTTATAAAAACATTCATAAAATTTTTGCCTGTCTGCCTCGTTATTTGCCACAATAACAGGTTCATCTTCTAAAGTGGAACAATCTATAGGCTCGCCGTTTCTACCGCCTATTTCGCGCGATTGTGCTTCTCTAAGTGCTTCACGCTCTATTGATTTAATTACTTCTGCCATGCTCATTGTCAAAACTCCTATTCTGTAAACAACTTATGCAATTCTAACGCTTCATCATCTTTGGGAAGCTTTCTGATATAGGTTTTTCCGTTATAGTTCTCAAATACCATTGCTAACGATCGGTCTCCTGTTTCCAAGCCTAAATCAAACGCAACCGACATTACTTCTTCTCCTTCTTTTTCAACTCTAACTTTTGGAATTATCACATTTTCAGGCATTTGAAATTTACTCATAGTTCTTAATACATCCCGTTCTGCCACATATATAATGGCTTCTTGTATCAGAGATTGTTTCGCAATCAATAACATTGCCTTTGTCAAGACAAGTCTTAAGATGTTCGCATTTATCGCACTCTGTATCTTTTTCTCTATATTTTCTCGGCTTGTATTCCTTGAAATCCTTGCACTTGTAATCTAGGTCTGTATCATTCCCTTTGGTGCAAGTGTAAAAGGGATATTCTTCTCCTGTTTCTTCATCAAAAACAAAATCTTCATTACAATATTTGCAAATTGAACAATCCTTAATCATTTTTCGCCAACTTTCTGCCGCACATCGGGCAAAATGCAATATCAAAGTATCCTCTCGCCATACCGTAGTTTGAATAAATCACAATTCCGGGAACTTTGTCCCCTTTATTCATCATAATTTGTGCATTTGTCAAATTCGTTTCATTTGCACACTTCTGAATAGGAATATTAGCGCCGAATATTCTGTTATTATCGTAATTCTTGCAAAATTTACACATTTCAATTACTTCCTCATAAACCTAGGTTCACAATCTTCCAAAGTTGTTACTTCTATCATTTCCGGTTCATTTTCCGCCACACATCAACGCCAGATTTTTTTCTAGCAAACGCCGTACACAGGATTTGAACCTGCAAGCCTTTTACAGCCAACGGTTTTCAAGACCGCTCCCTCACCACCCGGACATACGGCAAATATAGCAGTATGGTGGAACTGCTATATCCGAAATTGCTTTTGCCACCACTTTGTACAATTTCACACGGACTTTCTACCGCTTACGGCAAGGTTCACCCCTGTCGTAAGTTAGCGCAGTGTGTAGGACTCGAACCTACAAGGCGAATAAACGCCCGACCGGATAGCAACCGGCTCCAATTCCATTATGGGAACACTGCATCTTGATGGTGCGATTTCTTAAACAACCCATCCATTACAACTGTCTACCACGCACCTGCCAAACAGTGTTTTTAGGGAGTTGAGTGAAATGGGGAAGAGAGGAATCGAACCTCTATTGTTTACCACTTGGGAACTGATTTACAGTCAGCCGCAACACCTCCAATCGTTGCCGCTTCCCCAAAATGCGCGGACACCTCACTCCATATCTCTGTACGCGACCGCGCTACGCATACAGTATCAGATCAGCTCGGCACCATCGGAACGGAAGGATTCGAACCTTCAATCCGGCTCTCATTGTTGTTTTCCGTGTACACGCCACTTTTACCAATTAAGATACGTTCCGAAACCGCCACAAGACGGTTAGCAATAATGTTTTTCGTGCCATGCGTTGCACTATCCTGTGTGATATCACAGGAAATAGGCTGGTGAGGATTTGCACCTCACATAACAACGACTTTCCACAACGGGTAACACCCTTAACAGGTTCCTTCATTGCCTTGTTAATTCAATGACTTGTTCCTAACCAAAGCGTGGTTGTTTTATGCTTAAGCGTCTACCTTTTTCCGCCACAGCCTAATTGCATTTTTGACAGCTCAGGCACCGTGGGATAGATGCCCGAACTATCAATAGGAATCCGCCTGTATTGCTCGTCAGCAAATTACGGGACAACCATCATCCAACACCAAGCGGTCTTCCGCCTTGCCGTACTTCGCGGCAAACGCCACCGGACGGTCTCGCACCGTCCTTAACAGAAACGTCCTAGTGGCGAAAGGAGAAATACGAACTTTTCGTATTCCGAGATAAGCTTTACACTTATCTCTCAATCGGAACGGCAGGACTTGAACCTGCGACCGCTCGGATATAAGCCGAGTGCTCTACCATCTGCGCTACGTTCCGTCACAGCGCGCATAGCGCGCCGTTTATGATAGTATTTTTGATCTTTTTATTTTGCCGACGTCCACTAACACCGAATAATTGCTTACGCCGAGTTTTTTCTTGCAAAAACCGAATGCCAGTGGACTTAAGCTATACTGGATGCTCCGACTTCTCAGACTGGTGCTCAGCGTCACTGTCAAGATCCAAAACGTCGGTTTCTCCCGTATGTTTTTTTCTGCTTATATGTATTCTTCCGACCGTAGTTAAAATCTCCGGCAAGAAGCGAATACCAAATATCGGGTCATACAAAACCATATCATCATCTCCACATTGCAAATATATTGACAAGAAACAATGCAATAAGTGATCCCCAGACTGCCACAGCGTCCTTTTCGTTGCTGCTATCTCTTCCAAGCAAGAAAAACGTCAAAATCGCAATGGCATCAAATGTTGTTATGACTGTTTTTAAAATCAACATGATTTACCTCCATTTTCAAAACTGCCCGTACCGGACTCGAACCGATAAATGCTGGGATCAAAACCCAGTGCCTTACCATTTAACAAACGAGCAATGCAAGCAATCTATTTCTCCGGCATATAGTAAACAAGGTTATCAAATACTGTTGCTGCCATCCTTGGATCATCCATCTTGACGCATCTAATCGGTGTATTTTGTGATGCTGCAACCAATGCAGAAACTTGTTTCTCGTCCATATTTTTGCAAACTACCTGTACAGGCGCATATGCTTTATGCATGTCCATAAATACTTCTGCTGCTCGTTCTGGTGTAGCATATTTCCCAATGACAAAAGTTCTTCCATCAAAAGTAGCGCTTATGCATTCATAGCTTGTTCTAAATTCGGTCCGGTCAAAATCATATGAAGCATCTTTTTTCTGTGACACAACCCTCATTCATCTTCCTCCGATCCGTCCCAATCCGGACAAGAAAACTCTTTTTCTACATAATCTCCGACATATTCGCTTTCATCGTTCACGCATACATAGCCCTGAATTTTGTCGTATGAACTATATTTACAAGTGACACAGCACTGTTTGCATTCTGACATTACACGTCATCCTCCGCTCTGTGGTTCGCTCTTTCAACGTTAAACCCTTCCGGATAACGCGCCTTAAGCTTGTCTACGTTCATCCGCATAATCTCATCAAGGCTCCAACCGAAGGATTCACAAAGCATTGCTAGGTACCAGCAAATATCTCCTGCTTCTTTCTTGGCATGTTCAACATCAAGCGGTTTTTCGTGAAAAATCCACTTTTTAATCACGTCGTTAAACTCTCCAATTTCACCGGACAATCCAAGGCAAGAATTGAAAATACCACCAATGTCAAGATGTCGTTCATCTTCTGCAATCAAATTTTCCTGTAACAGATATTTCATATCGCATGTCAACATATTTCCAAGCAATCTATCTGTTGCCTTATGGTCATTTGTACGCATAGCTAATTCCTGGTATTCATTTCCGGTCATGTATTTTTCTCCTCTTTCTCAATTCCAATCAAACGATTCAGCATAAGTTCTGCTGCTTCTTTGAAATCGTCATATCCAATATCAAGCTGATTCCCGGCAGTTTCTCTACTGTTCCAAAAGTCATCATCTAATGCACTTATCATACTTGTCAAAAATGTGCCGCGTAAATCTTTATTGGCAATCAGCTCGTTTCGCAACACTATGGATGCCTGCTGAACTGTTTCCGGTGTGAATTGGAATCTAACAACTCCACCCATGTCTATATCCGGCATTCCAATTGTTTCAAACAGGAATTGTGGAACTTCATCTACTGCAACGCGGAAGTCTACGATCCGTACATTATTGATTTTCCTGCCATCTATGTAGCATTCAGTTCTCGGCCAATCTTCATTTTGGTTTACGACCTTAACTCTTGGAATTCCCATGCACATATTCTCCTTTAAAGCCTTTTTATTTTTTAGGATATTTGGGGTGCTTAGTAGTGGGCTTCCCCTAGCTCTTTTTAACCCCCTCCCCCGCCTGCTTGCTACTTCTTAAAGCGTTTGCCTTTGTTTTAAATTGTTCTAATTGTTCGTGCAATTCTCTGTTTGCGTTCTAACTATTCGTTAAACCTAAGTTTCTTAAACTGTTTAAACGAAATCATGCGGCGTAAGGCGCTTAAATACTGGGGTTTAAATTGTTTGAATTGTCTATTGCGTTTTTCCCGCTGTTTTCAATCCGAATTGTCGGAGTTGTTTGGCAATCCTGCACAATTTGAACCATCCAAACGAGGAAGTTCTGCCGCTGTTGCGACCCTTCTGGCTGACGTCTGATCTCTTACTCCAGGCATGTTAAACCCACAGTACTTGTTAAGCGATGGCATGTAACACATTGGGTTATTTTTCCCAGAGGTCTGTAACCCAACAAGGCTTTCCTCTCTCATTTCGTCAATCTTTTTGCAAATGTCGGAATGCTCTGAACTTAGTGCCTTATGGCTCCAATCGTTTAGTGTGTCCCTGTGTATGCCTGTGAAAAAAGTGAATCCAACAATATTTATCACCTTTTCATAATCATTACACAGATTGACATATAAGTCTAATATATCATTTACTTTTTTACTGTCATAATAATTTAAAGCATTATCCTGCATAAGATATACAGGATTAACTTTAAACACATGTTCGCATACATACTGGCAGCAGTTATACCACCTATTTTGTGATACCTTGCACATATCCGTTATATTTCTGTCATCCATCCAGAGGTGTATATATTTGTCAATGTCATCTTTGTATATCTCGTCTATATCTACTCTTTCCGCTCTCTGTGCATCTGGCATATATATACCTCCTTTCTGGACCATAAAAATAAACCGATACAATCGAGATCATCAAGATCTTAATTGTACCGGCTGCATGACTTCCGTTTCCGTTCTCCGGGTCCTGTGCGCTCTCTGTTGCCCGGATGCTTTTTGATTTACGATAACAATATCATTTATGTATAGCCTTTGTCAAGTATAAATTTAAACTACTGGGTATATCGCATATATAGATTATATCCGCGCGCGTTAAAGTATATGGTTTATGATTTTTGTACTGTCGATATATATTATATATTATTTACTCCTTGATTAAAAAATACAATGTATTGGAAAGAATATACTAATCTTATCTACGTTTCCATTCTGTATACAAAATTTACCGATTTAAAGTGTGAGTGTTTGAACGCATCAAAAAAGAGAGGCAAAACCTCTCTTTCTCTAGCTTTTATAAGCAGTATGCGATATAGTAAACTTTCCCAGCATCTTTTACTATTCCCCAATCAGGGAGAATCTTCTTTCCTTCTATCATCTGCTTGTATTCTTCCCGTTCTTCCTCATCAACTCCCCATTCATCCATATATTGCGTGAAATTTTCTTCGAAGTCTGTGAAAATCGTTGATCCGGCATTCAAGTGCTTTTCTGCTTCTGCTTTCGTGCATCCGTTTTTCATTAAAATCTCGACATCTGTCATAATTCATTCTCCTTTGCTTGATCTTGTTTATTGGTTACTGGGCTTTTGCGCCGCCCTTGCTATTTTACTCCTTATCCGGAGCCGGTTTGTATTTCTCGTCTCCGGTCTCGATGTAAAGCAAAAAATCGTTTATCTTTTTCTCACTCCATCCTGCTGATCTAAGCCCCAGTACAAGCCTTGCGTTTTCCTGCATGTTCATTTCGTCCATGATTCCCCTTTCTGGCTTTCGCCTTATTGCCTTTCGACAATATTATAATAGCATATGTTTATCACTTTTGCAAGTGATATTTTAAAAGTTTTTAAATTTTATTTTTCTGTTCCAGGTCTTCCGCTGTCTCCTCATATATAAATATGTCTTTGGGCTGCATATCAAGGATTAAGCATAGGCTATTTAATGATTTAGCACTTATATTTGTATCCTCGTTTTTTATCTTTTTAAGTGTTTCTTGGCTTAAAAGTCCGGTTGTTTTTGCTTTGTACATATTAAACCCAGCACGTTCTAACGCATCCCCCACATTAAATTTATATTTAAGCACCTTATATCATTCCTTTCTGATGTGTTTTATAAATTTACTATATAATATATAGTTCCCAAAGTCAACAAAAATATTACCATAAAAAGTGACAAAACATGTTGACTATCACTACATAAAGTGATATTATAATACCAACAGGAAATCAAAAATATTATCCAAGGAGGAGATCTTATGAATGAATTAAATTGGTTAGTGGTTGTCAGAACCAAAGCGTCAAAGTTTGAACCGG